AACGCGGATTTACTGCACGAAATGCGCAGCTTCCCATTTGGCGCGCACGATGATATTATTGATGCGTGCAGCCGTGCTTTTAACCGAATGGACAGGCCGCGCGAAAAATACACATGGGGCGGCTTCGCATGAAATGGTTTGATGGCTTGGTAAATGTGGTGGCTAATCTCGGCACAGCCAGAGATAAAGCCGCGCATACCTATTACGCAGCCGATTGCCTGCCACAGAATGAGCTGCTCAATATCTACCGCTCGTCTTGGCTAGGCAAATCCATCGTGGACTATCCAGCCGAAGACGCTACGCGCAAGTGGCGCAAATGGCGGGCGAACACAGACCAAATCACGCGCATCGAGGCGCTAGAAACCAGCTTGCAATTGGCAAAGCGAGTGCAGCAGGCCATGATTTCAGCGCGGCTATTCGGCGGCGCTGCGATTTACATCAATGTGAACACCAAGACGCAAGATAAGCCGCTGCAAATCGGCGCGCCTATCGCTTCGCTGATCGTTTTGCCACAGAGCGTGCTTACGCCTGAGCAGATTGTGCAGGACATCAATAACCCGTACTACGGCAAGCCCGAATTTTACCTACTGCAAAGCGAAGGCAAGTCCGTGCGCATCCACGCTAGCCGCCTAGTGATTTTTGTCGGTGCAGAGATGCCACACGGCGCAGCAGAGATGCTGGGCGTGCAAGGGTGGGGCGACAGTGTTTTGCAATCCACGCTCGATGCCATAAAGCAAGTCGACGCGACCATGGCTAACATGGCCAGCCTTGTTTTTGAGGCCAAGGTGGATGTTTTCAAATTCGAGAGCTTCGCAGAGATGCTGGCCGATTCTGCCAATGACGAAATGCTAGCGCGGCGCTTGAATCTGCAAGCCGCGATGAAGGGCATAAATGGTGCAGTGGTTATCGACGCGAAAGACGATTATGACCAAAAAAGCGCGTCATTTGCCAGCCTGCCAGAGGTGGTGGCTAAGTTCATGGAAGCCGTATCTGGCGCTGCCAGGATTCCAGCAACGCGCCTTTATGGGCGCAGCGCAGCAGGACTTTCAGGCACTGGCGATGGAGACGAGCGCGTTTACTATGACCGCATCGGGTATATGCAGGCCAGCGATATGACACCAGCTTTAGCCGCGCTTGACGAATGCTTGATATATCAGGCGCTTGGTGAGCGCCCGCCTGAGATTTACTACCAATGGGCACCGCTGCGCCAGCTCACAGAAACAGAGCGCGCGGATGTTTTTGCCAAGACCGCAACGGCTGCCCGCTCTTTGGCGGGAGCTCAGGCGGGCGAGCTGATACCAATGGATGCGCTCAGTGAGGCGCTGGTAAACGAGCTAACTGAACAGGGGATGCTGCCAGGCCTTGACCAAGCAATTGCCAAGTTTGGCAGCCTAAGTGGGCAGAGCTTGCCGCAGGAGGATTTACTATGACCATGCGATTTACAGATAAGGCCAGCGTTGGCGCAGTGAAGCAGACAGCGGAGGGCTACCTGGTTGCCACTTCGCGCGTGGCTCGCACTGGTGTGCAGGTTTATCTAGCTATGGAGCTGGGCGATATTGCAAAGGCTGCTGGATTCGAGCCAAATGACCATGTGCGCGTATATCGAGCGCCTGACCAAGTCTTCGCGGCTGATTCACTGGCCACTATCACGCGCCTGCCTATCACGATTGACCATCCAGCCGAAAATGTTACGGCTGAAAACTGGGCAGATTTAGCCGTTGGCGAAGTGGGCGATGCCTACACCAAAGACGGGGATTGGGTGATAGTGAACCCGATGCTCAAAGACGCAAAGGGCGTGCAGGCTGCGAAAACTACCCATAAAGAGTTCAGCCTTGGCTACTCAGCAGACATCATCAAAGCGCGGGATGGCGTGGACGCAGACTTTGAAATTTCCCAAATTCGCTACAATCATTTAGCATTAGTGCCGCAAGCGCGTGCTGGAAAAGAGGCGCGTATAGGCGATGGCTGGGGTGCAAGCCCTATCAAAGATTTTCAACCGAGCGTCAAGCTCAACAACCAAGGAGGGCGTATGCCTGATTTAAAGACGGTGGTGCTTGGCGATAAGGCCGTCCAAGTTGCCGATACCGATGTAGCAGCGATAGAGAGCTACAAAGCCGATATGCAGCGTAAGCTGTCCGATGCCGAAACATCCGCCAAGTCGCTAGCCGACTCGAAAGACGAAGAAATCGGCGCTCTCAAGGCTGAGTTAAAAACAGCCAAAGACGCAGCCGCTGCGATTGACATTGACGCACTGGTTTCCGCCCGCGCCGCTTTGGTGGAGATCATCAAAGAGCTAGACGAAACCATTGATGTTGAGGGCAAAGCCGACGACGACCTGCGCAAAGAGGCTGTGGCTTCCAAGCTGGGCGCGGATATGGTTGCCGATGCATCGCCAGCCGTCATTTTGGGTATGTTCAAGGCCATTGCTAAAGACAGCGGCAAGAATGTGAACCCAGCCGCCGCCGTTATCAAGCACGGCGTTAAGAATGTAGGCGATGCTGCCGCAGCCGAAAAAGCTGCTTGGCAGAAATCCATTGCTGACGCAAACGCATGGCGCAACAAGTAACCCAAGGAGCAAACGAAAATGCCTATTCAATTTAATCGCGACATCGCACCCTACGCAGTAGGTCGCCGCGTAAACATGGAAGAGTTCAACACTCTTACCCGCTCTGCTGAGGCCGTGATCGGTTTCGGCGCACCCGTGCAGCCCGGCACACTGGATCACACCTGCAAAGCACTCGTTGCCACTACAGGCCAGAATGTCTTGGGCATTACAGAGGCAAGCCAAGTGTTGCCAAACGCGGGCGATAACTACACGCAATATGACAATGTGTCGATCATCGAATCGGGCGTTATCGGCGTTGAGCTTGGCGGCAATGTGACTGTAGGCGCACAAGCCCGATGGGACACGGTCGCTAAAAAGTGGACTGCTGCTGCACAATCTGCAACGGTTGTTACCATCCCAGGCGCTCAGTTCGAGATCGCTGGCGCTTCAGGTACTGTTGGTGCTTTGCGCTACCGTCGCCCTGTTCCATCATTGTCAATCGCTACTTAAGGAGTAGAGCAACATGCAATTTAACGACCAACAAGCGCTGGCCTTCGTAGCAGGCCAAACTTTCCGCATCAACCAGCAGGTTTACGAAGCCCGTTATCCAGATTGGGACTTTGGCCGCTTGGTCTATGTCGATTCGTCTAGCCCTGAGTGGGCACCGGGCGTATTGACTTACACCAGCGACAGCACTTGCAAAGCCAATTGGCAAGCAGGCGGCGCGAAGGATGTGCCCTTGGCTGATGTCAACCAAGAAATGCAGCAGCGCTCTTTCAGCCTTGCCGCTATTGGCTATCAGTACAACATCGAGGAAGTCAACACGGCGCTTGCAATGCCTGGTTCCTCATTGTCTGACCGCCGCGCTCGTGCTGCCCGCTTGGCTTACACCAAGTTTATGTACGACCTGACGATCAAAGGCTCGCCTGAAAAAGGCTTGGGCGGCTTGATCAATTACGCGGGGGTTACGACTAGCAACGCGCCAGCCGATGGCGCGGGCAGCAGCACGCTTTGGGTGGATGCCGCTGGCGTAGGCCAGAAAACGCCAGCGCAAATCTTGCGTGACATCAACTTGGCTTTGATGGGTGTGAACCGCGCTACGAACGAAATCGAAATGGCTGACACGCTGCTGTTGCCTAATGAGGCTTTGGCCTACATTGCGCAAACTCCGTACTCAGCCACGACGATGGAAACCGTTCTATCCTTCGTAATGCGCACCAACATTTACACCCTAACCACAGGGCGTGAATTGACCGTGCGCGGCTTGGGCGCACTCAGCACGGGCGCAGCAAATGGCACGACTGGCCGTTTGGTGGCGTACAAAAACGACGCTGAATATGTCAAGCTGCATCTGCCAATGCCGCACCGCTTCTTGCCCGTTTACCAAAGCGGGGCATTGCAGTTTGAAGTACCTGGCATTTTCCGTACAGGCGGCGTAGAGATGCTGACTACCAAGACAGCCCGCTACATCGACCAGATCAGCGCTCCACCAGCCTGATAGCTACACGGGCTAGCAATAGCCTGCATAGCCTGCCCCTTGGCAACAGGGGGCGGTTATATGCAACCAGCGAAGGACACGCAATGGCAACGATTAAGAACAATGTAGGCAGCCCGTTCGATGTTGAAACAAAGAATGGCCCCGCTGTCTTACCAGCTTTTGGCACGCTAGAAGCTGAGTTTGAGCAAAGCTATTTAGACCTGCTATTGGCTTGCGGAACGGTTGTTTTGGATGAGCCAAGCAAGCAAGCGCCAAAGGCAGATGCCGATAGCAACGAGGCCGCCAAGCCTGCCAAAAAAGCAGTGAAGGCGAAGGCATAACTATGGCAGCCTACGGCGATGATTCGGGGTTTGCGGCTTGGCTAGCAGGCCAAGGCTTGACCCTTCCAGTTGGTGCGCCAGCAGTGGCTATTTTGCGGCAAATTGGCAGCGCATACCTAGACGCGGCCTATGGCGCAAAGCTGGGCTGCAGCCGTCGAGCAGGTGGCTTTACGCAGGCGCTAGAATGGCCGCGCTCAGGCCATGTAATCAACGGCGAAACCGTGCCAAGCGACCTCATACCGCAGGCATGGATAGAGGCCAGTTACCGCGCGGCATATCTTGAGGGCAGCTCCAAAGGCTGGGCAACCACTGGTGTGGATGCTTCGCGCCAAGTCAAGCGGCAAAAGGTGGCATCCATCGAGCGCGAGTTCTTTTCAGCCAGCGAATCCGCAGGCACCGACGCAGCGGCTGGGATGCCCTCGGACTCCATCATCAACGGCATGGTCAAGCCGTGGCTGTGCAGTGGTGTGCGCCGAATGACAGACCTTTTCCGAGTGATATAAATGGCCGATTTTTACCAAGAAATGGCTGACATGGTGCGCGATTTGCTATCGCCAACCAGCGCGGGAGGACTAGGGCAAGGCGCTATCACCTTGTTGCGCGTGGTGCAAACCCCAAACCCTGCTCAGCCATGGGAGCCGCCAACGCAAAGCACTTTAACCGAAACCGAAACGCTCAAAGGCGCGGTGAGCGGGATTGATAGGCGCTTGGTGGGCACCGAGGCAGGCGGCGCGGTGATACTTGAGAGCGACCGCATAGCTATCTGTGAAGTGCCAGCCATGTCATATCAAGCTGGCGATGTGCTGCAGGTGGATGGTGTGCCAGTGCATATTTTATCGGTCGGGCGCATACCAGCCGCTGGCATTACGGCGGCGGTGCAGTTCATCATTCGCGGCTAGCGTGGTGAGCCATGGCAACCCGCCCCAGTAACGCCCAAGCCCGACTATTCGCGAATCTCATAGCGGAGCTAGAGCCACAGGTGCAGCGCGGCTTCATGGCAAGCGTGACAGACTTGCAAGCCAATGTGGACTGGCGTTCGCTACTGCTGGCATTGGAGCGCGGCGATATTTACGGCGCTATCACGGCCTTGAATATCAGCACAGAGGCATGGGCAGAGTATTCAGCCGCCGTTACTGGTGCATACGCCAAGTCTGGCGCTGCCACGGCCGCGCAAATATCGGCGCAGGGCATAGCAGGTGTTGGCATTCGTTTTCAAATGAGCAACCCCGCTGCGCAAGCATGGATAGCCAAGAATGTGGGCGAAGCGATTACGGGCTTTACGCTAGAGCTGCAAAAGTCGGCGAGGCAGCTCATAGAGGCTGGCTATGCTGCGGGCAGTGGTCCGAGAACCATCGCCCTAGACCTAGTGGGCAGGTCAGTCGCAGGCGGCGCTAGAGGGGGCGGCATCATGGGGCTAGACGCGCCAAGGGCTGAGCGCCTGCAAATTGTGACCAACGCCATGCGAACGCCAGAGGGTGTGCGTGGGCTAGTGGTGAAAGGTGAAGATGGCAAGTTCAG